GGTAAGTTTGGAGCGATTGCAGCAGGTGGTGCAGCAGCCGCGGCTCTTGTTAAAACATTCATGAACGACGATCCAACAACTTATTTATCTGATGAGAATCAACAGAAGAACATGTTAATTGAAATGGTAACAGATCCAATTGATGATACACCAGAAGAAAGTCCAGCGATTCTAGATTACCAATTACCTACACTTGGTGCAGTGACTGCAGCAGGAATGGTTCCTGGTGGTAAGAGATTATATGATGTTAGAAGAAGAGGTGGCCCAAAAATAAAAGCTGCAGGTCCTGTAAGATCGGCACTTGGACTTAGAGGTGTACTTGGAAAAGGTTTAGCAGCAACTGCAACACCGTTAGGTTTAGCTGCATTAGAGCCATTACATATTGCAGCACAAGTTCAACAAGGAGATTCTTTAACTGATATTGCGACTAATCCATGGAATTATTTAGGACCTACTTTTGCTTCAGGATTAACAAAAGAAGCTACAAAATTTGCACCTTCAGCGGTATCTAAAATTATGAGACTTGGAATGAGTCCTATGGCATTAAGAGGATTATCGAGATTTGGTGGTTATGGTTTAGCTGCTTCATTAGGAATTCAAGGTCTTCAAAAATTTGGTGACTGGAGAAACAAGAGGGGGTGGTTTAGTGAAAGTGAAGAATAAAACTCTTGTGATAAATATGCCACACGTAAAATGGAAAGAGATTCCACCTTTAAAGGGACCTGACTCACAAGGGTTGAATGTTCCCACAAAACAAGTTAAAACAATAGAGAACTCGGAGAATATAAATGGCAGACATAGACAAACCATTACCAAACGTAAATACTGAAATTAAAACACCCGGCGAAGAAGAAATTCAAGTCTCCCAGGAAGAAACTATTCAAGAACAAGTTGGTCCTGAAGATATTGAAGTAACTCAAGAAGAAGATGGTGGTGCAACAATTAATTTTGATCCAGAAGCAGTTAATCAGCCTGGTGGAGAAGGTCATTTTGACAATTTAGCAGAATTATTACCCGATGATGTTTTAGGAAAACTGGGTTCTGAATTAGTAGGAAATTACGAACAATATAAAAGTTCTAGAAAAGCCTGGGAAGATACTTATACAAAAGGTTTAGATCTTTTAGGATTTAAATATGAAAATCCAACCCAACCTTTTCAAGGAGCTTCAGGTGCAACGCACCCTGTGTTAGCTGAATCAGTTACACAGTTTCAAGCACAGGCTTATAAAGAATTATTACCCGCAACAGGTCCCGTCCATACGCAAGTTGTTGGACTAACGGATAGAGCAAGAGAAGACCAGTCTGTTAGGGTAAAAGAATTCATGAACTATCAGCTCATGGATGTGATGAAAGAGTACGAACCCGAGTTTGATACAATGCTTTTTTATCTTCCCCTTAGTGGTTCTGCTTTTAAAAAAGTATATTATGATGAGCTTTTAGGTAGAGCTGTTTCAAAATTTGTCCCAGCTGACGATTTAGTTGTGCCTTACACTGCCACATCTTTATCAGATGCGGAAGCAGTTGTGCATGTACTTAAAATGTCAGACAATGATTTAAGAAAAAAACAAGTAGCCGGTTTCTACATGGATGTAGATTTAACACCTGGTTATAATCAAGAAACAGAAGTAGAGAAAAAAGAAAGAGAACTTGAAGGAATTAAAAAAACTAGAGATGAAGATGTATTTACTCTTTTAGAAATACATACCGATTTAGATTTAGAAGGCTTCGAGGATAAAGATTCAACTGGTGAAGGTACTGGAATTAAACTTCCGTACATTATTGCTGTTGAAATGAACAACAGACAAATTCTATCAATTAGAAGAAACTATAAAGTAGATGATCCAAAGAAACTTAAAATTGATTATTTCGTTCACTTTAAATTTTTACCTGGATTAGGTTTTTATGGTTTTGGATTAATTCATATGATTGGTGGTTTATCAAGAACAGCAACCACTGCATTACGTCAACTACTTGACGCAGGAACTTTAAGTAATTTACCGGCCGGATTTAAACAACGTGGAATCAGGGTTAGAGATGAAGCACAGGCAATTCAACCTGGAGAATTCAGAGATGTAGATGCACCTGGAGGAAGTATTAAGGATGCATTTATGCCATTACCATTTAAAGAACCTTCACAAACTTTATTACAGTTGATGGGGATAGTGGTACAGGCGGGGCAACGATTTGCCGCCATCGCTGACATGCAGGTCGGAGACGGCAACCAGCAAGCAGCTGTTGGGACGACCATTGCTCTCTTAGAACGTGGTTCCAGAGTCATGTCAGCCATACATAAAAGATTGTATGTGGCGATGAAGCAAGAGTTTGGTTTATTAGCGGGAGTATTTAAACAATACTTGCCACCTGAATATCCGTATGATGTAGTTGGTGGGCAAAGAAATATAAAACAAACAGATTTTGATGACAAGGTAGATGTTTTACCTGTTGCAGATCCAAATATTTTTTCTCAATCACAAAGAATTTCAATGGCACAGACAGAATTACAACTTGCAATGTCAAATCCTAAACTGCATAATCTTTATGAAGCGTATTATGCAATGTATAGTGCGATCGGTGTTAAAAATATTAATAAAATTTTACCACCACCTCAACAACCAACTCCGATGGACCCTGCAACTGAAAATATTTTAGCAATGAGTGGAAAACCTTTCCAAGCTTTCAAAGGACAGGACCATCAAGCACATATTACAACCCATTTAAACTTTATGGCGACTAATATTGCACGAAATTCACCTCCAGTTATGGCTGCATTAGAAAAAAACATTTTTGAACACATTTCTTTAATGGCACAAGAGCAATTAGAAGTAGAATTTAGAGAGGAAATTCAACAATTGATGCAAATGCAACAAATGGTTCAACAAAACCCGGCGTTGCAGCAGAATCCGCAGTATCAACAACAAATGGTTACTATGACTATGAATTTAGAAGCAAGAAAAGCAAAATTAATTGCTGAAATGACCGAAGAATTCAAAAATGAAGAAAATAAAATTATGGGTGAGTTCGGAAACGACCCAATTGCTAAATTAAAAGCAAGAGAACTAGATTTAAGGGCTATGGATGACGAATCTAAACGTGATCTGGGTCAAGAAAAACTTGATTTAGATAAATCTAAACAATTAATGGGCCAAGATCAATTTGATGAGAAATTAGAGCAAAATGAAGATCTTGCTGAACTTAGAGCCGAAACATCTTTAACGAAACAGATGATGTCCCAAGAATCTAAAATACAACAAGATAGAATGAAACAAAGAGACGTTAAGATCTTGAAAGGGCCGAGAAGATAGTATATTAAACAAGTAGGAGAAAAATATGTCAAAAGGAAAAACATTTTGGACAAAAAACAACCCTAAGTATATTGGTAAAGTTGTGTCTGACTCGCCTAAAGCGGATATGTCAAATACACTTAATGTCAATAGTGATGGGTATGCTAAAGAAGTAGAAGTTAAAATGCCTCTTGGTCAACCGACTGTAAACAAAGTTGGCGGACAAAGAAGAATGTTAGCTTCGAAAAAGTCTAAAGTAAGTTGGTGGTAGTATGTGGTTTGGTGCTATTAAATTAGCTCTCAACGCAGGTACTCACATCTACAAAAAGCGTCAAGAGACAAAGATGGCTATGGCTGATGCACAGCACATGCACGCCGTTAAAATGTCTCGCGGTGAGGAGGCTTATCAGGGCAAACTTTTAGAATCCCGAGACAAAGATTATAAGGACGAGGTCGTTTTGGCGATTCTCACACTGCCCATAATCGTACTTGCCTATGGGGTCTGGTCGGATGATCCGGCGGCTATGGACAAGATAAAAGTGTTCTTTGAGCATTTCCAGGCACTTCCCTCATGGTTTACTAATTTATGGATACTTGTATGCGCCAGCATTTTTGGTATAAAGGGAACACAAATATTTAGGAATGGTAAAGGTAAAAAATAAGGTGGACATTAATTAACAATTTACGTATAAGGATAACACTATGTCGAAAAAATCGAGAAAACGAAATAAAAAAATTTTAGGTTTATTAGCTGCTGGCTTAGGTGCTGCGGCTTTAATGAAAGGAAGAGGTAAAAAGAAGTTTGGAACTGATGCAGGATTTTTAAAATCTGGAGCAGCAGGTGGTGCTAGTTTATCATCTCCTCCTATAGGTGGAACT